GACCGGTCTATGGGTATGCTACCTATGGAGTAGAATATTCCGTAAATGGAATCTACTACAAAGGTAACCCGTCGAACGGTATTATTGGTCTTGAGTCCAAGACTGGCAGTCAAAATCCTGATTGGGAAGTTGACATTGCTAAGAAACTGGACGCAACAACCGCCTATTCCCGAAAATACTTCACCGTCCATGATCCCGGCTATTTTGACATAACTGCCAAAAAGTTGGGTTCTAAAGATTGGTCTCGTGTTTGGGGATATTGGGCTTCGTTGGGTCCTTATGCGACTGTTCCTTGGGCCGTTTACGATGACACTGTCACTCGTGATATAGCGGTTACAAAAATTAAAAGGAAAATAGCAAGTGATAAAGAGGACTATGCAGTTTTGACCAATCTTGTTCAGGATGTATATGAATTCCGAAGGACCATACATGGTACCATGGATTCAATACTGAGCCTGCTCAGGAATGTGTCGAGATTGGTTAGTCGTCCGGGAAGGGTGATTCGTTCAGGCATGCTCCTTGAAGATATCGCAAATTTGTACCTCGCATGGACTTTCGGGATAAACCCGACCATTGAGGATGCGAAAGCTTTAGGTACGTCCATTGACGCTTATATTAAGCGCACTGATCATACCAAGCGTTTTCAAGGTTCTCACTATCATGATGGGAATGATTCCCGATCTTCTACATTTGTTCCAACATTTGGAATAACATTGAAGAGTCATGAGCGTGTTGCACGCCGCTATTCCTGTAAATATATTTCAGGACATAGATTACAGCTATTGACAGGCAACAATTATGGTCTTGCTGACCATTTCCATTTAGCGCCTACGGATTTCATTCCGATGGCGTGGGAACTGTTGCCGTGGTCATGGCTGTGGGATTACGTGTTTAATATAGGCCCGTTCCTGGAAGATGTATTTCAATCGACCGTGGATACGAGTTACTATAACGTCGAATGTATTAATGAGCGCCGGGTGTATGTCTCAGATTTTGAGGTCTTGCCAGGAGCTGGCTGGGTGAGAACCCATAAAAAGGTCGATCCCAGAATTATAACATGCGGTACGTTTACACGTAATAAATTGAATCACCTGCCTGGTAGGATCCTCCGTCTTCGTACACAGTACGAGATAGAGAAAAATCTTACCAACAAAATCGCTAACATAGCAGCGGTCCTGGTGACCCGGCAATCTCGCCTGGGTCGACGACTAGGTCGTTCTGGTTAGTTTCTTTAACTTTATACTATTCACTTAGGAGGCCATTATGGCCGGTTTAGATCTTACAAGCCCCGTTACAGGTGGCGCTCAAACTGGGTTCACATCACCTACTTACCCTTTGGTGACCGATACAGCACCTTCCAATAATGGAAAACAAAGTGCTGTCTCTGGTACACTTGGTGGTACGCAGGTTGGTGTGACAACGCATAGTGCAAGCTCTCCTTTCACTATAACTAGATTTCGTCCGCAACAGCTTAAAACGCTGCCTGCGGCTAATCCGGTTACAGGGGTTATCAAAAATATTCCGAATAATGTCTACAAAGTCATCACTCGGAAGGGAGTTATTCCCGCTTCTGGCATCCCAGCCATACCTATGGCTATAACCACGTCTATACCCGTGCCTGCTGGCGCGGATACTTTTGACGCGGCGAATGTCAGAGCTGCAATATCTGCACACGTAGGTGCCTTGAATCAGCTTTCAGCTGCTTTAGGCGACGCTTGTGTGTCAGGTATTATTTGATAATCCGTCCAGCTTACTCTTAGAGGCCATCAGGGGGTACTTTTGGTTATTGTACCTTTACGATGACTCATGGATTTGTTGGACAATATGAAAGGATACTTTCTATGTGCGACCAAAATGAGAAGATACGCTCTTTTGAAGAGGCATTACTTGCCGATCTTGCGGACGCCGATCAAAATGATCCGGCAGTTATACGCTTTCGTGACCGATGGGATAAACGCTTAGTTGTTCCTGGAAGGCACGAGGTCCTTCACAAGGAAGCTTTAGATAAGCTTTCAGCCCTTAACGATGAAGTCTTACTTCCAGATGTGGAAGGTAAAATAGACCCAGTTGTTATCGGTGAAGCGCGTCAATTTATTTATGATGCGTTGTGTAAATTTACTTGGGGATATTCAAATACTCCTCAGTGTGAATTAGATTGGACCTTATTATTTGACTTGTGGAAGTTTGGGCCTGGCGCCAGTAATGGCGTTAAGGGAACTCACTTCTGTGATAAAATAATAAAGCGTATGACTTGTACCGTAGGATGCCTCCCCCTGGTCCGTTTATTGCGGAAACTTACCCCTCGCATAAGGCTTCACGATTGTGAGAAGCCGGATGTTGATAGGGTAGTCGTAGTCAGGGGTTCTCGTGCAAGTTCGGTTGCGAAGAATCGGGACACTAATCGCACGATGGCCATAGAACCTTCGGGTAATATGGCCTTCCAGCTTGCTGTTGGACTTTATATCCAGGGCGCACTTAAAAAGTGTGGTCTGGACATCCAAACACAAGAGCTCAAGAATAAAATCTTGGCCTGGCGTGGCAGTCTTAATGGATCATTATGCACAATTGATTTATCAAATGCTAGTGATCTTATTTCGATTGCGTTGATTAGATGTCTTTGGCCGGAGTCTTGGTTCCGATTATTTATGATGGTGCGCTCTCCAGAGTGCAAAATCAACGGAACTTGGACTAGACTCAACATGATGTCTACAATGGGGAACGGTTTTACGTTCCCGATGATGACGCTGACTTTACTTGCCATTATTTATGGCTATCAGCGCTCCATTGGCGATCTTCCTGATCGTCGTGTAGATTATAAGGTAACAGGAGTTTATGGTGACGATATTATTGTCCCCACTGCTCATTATTTACCCCTTGTTGAAATCTTGCATAGGTGTGGATTGAGGGTTAACCTCAAGAAGTCCTATGCAACCGGCCCGTTCAGGGAATCATGTGGTGGCGACTACTATCTAGGTGGGGATATTACTCCTCCCTATGTAGAGTCATTCACATGTGAAGCTGAGGTATACGTAGTGATCAATAAATATTTGCGGTGGAGTGCGGAACATGGTGTGAACCTGTTTCGTACCCTACGCTTTTTGCGATCATTACTTCCTGAAAAGGTATACCTTCTTCCAGAGTGGGAGGACCCCTCACAGGGTATTCTCTCTCTCTATCCGCCTCGCAGGTATAAAAAACTTGTGAAGAAATTGGAACCTTCGGTCAGAATTGTTAAAAGCAATTTAGATCTAATGTGTCTTATTGGGGGGTTCTCCTCCAGTTTATACGTTAAAAAGAAAGG